GAAAGGTGTTCCAAGAAGCACTTCCTTATGTTTTCCTTGGAATCTTTACTTGAAAGATGGAAAGAAAGAAATGTTAGGATACGAAGGCGATTACGAATTTACTAGTGAACACTGGATCAATATGGTTAAACAAATTGAACATGATGAACAATTGATATTGAATGGGGAATTGCCTTATTATTATTTTACTTCCTATTTGAAAGATGAGCGCCGTCCATATGATAAAGTAATGGATGGTAAAACTCGTCTTTTCAATGGGTGTCCAGCTTCACTCACTTTCTTAGTGAGAAAGTATTATGGAGCATTCTTTTCTTGGTTGGAGGATAATAAAATATTAAATGGAATTGGAGTTGGAACCAATCCTTTCGGATCAGATTGGGGTCTCACAGCGAAAGTGCTACAAGCCGCTGGAGATTACAACTGTTTTGGGGATATTTCAAACTTTGATGGATCAACTCATCCTGAGGTACAGACTCGAGTTTTTGATTTAGCAGAGCAGTACTATTACAATTCCACTGAGCAAGATCGTATGATACGTCAAGCTTTGAAGGATGTTATTATTCACTCAATTCACATTGGAGTTTTTAATGAAAATATTAAAATGGATGAGATAGAGGGTAAATTAACATGGGATGAGGTGACAAAAACTTATATCTATAATGGTGGTATGGTTTCTGGTTTACCTGGAACTGCCCATTTGAATTCTTTGAATAATCAAGTGACTATTACCTATGTAGAAATGAGCCATTTAGTTGAACCTGAAACTTTTACACTGAAGGAACGTGGAAAATTAGAACCTATTCGGAAGATTGTTAATCAAACTTTTGGAGATGATTCAGTTATATCTATACCATTAGAATTAACTAAAGTAATTTCTCAGACAACTCTAACTACTAAGTTTCAGTTGGTGGGTATGAAATATACTCCAGAAGATAAATCCGACACTCAATATACTCATCGTAAACTGGTGGAAGGAACTTATCTGAAGAGACATTTTCGTATCCATGATTTGGATGGTCAATGGTGTGGAGCCCTTGTTATCGAAACGTTATTAGAAATGGTAATGTGGACAAAAAAAGGAGCCCCTCCAGAGGCTATTCCTGATACAGTCAATTTTTGTATCAAAGAGTTCTCTGCGCATCCTCCCTCTATATGGGAACAGTATGTTGTTCCTCTTATTAGAGAGTGTAGAGAACTGGGTATTCGTATGGAC